GCGAGTGGTAGTCACTTGTCGGTTCCTTTTGCGTAGCGAATAGCGTTGTAAGTCAGCTTCGCTTCCGCCATCGCGATCAGCGCGTGCTCCATCGCCTCGTCGTAGTCGTTACGCAGCATGGCTTCATGCAAGTCCTTGAGTGCTTTCTCCGCCATCATGCACGGGTAGGCGTAGTCCACAATTTCAGCAGTCACCATAACTTTTTCCAACTCCACTCTCACAGTTAAGCGGCAGTCCAGCCGCCCATTTGGGAACCCACTGCATACATTCTTCTACGTATGCTCGGGCTTCTTCGACTTCCTCGTCCTTGCATATGCAAGCGATGGCGTCATGCACGGTCAGCACAACCTTGTACTTCGTGGATATACGCAGCATCTGCTCTCCGATGATGCACCGGGCGATGGCTTGGCAGACGTTCTCGATCACCTTCCCACCATAGATGCGCGTGCGCCCCTTGCGGGTCTTGTAGGTGAACTCAAACCCCTTCTCACCCTCGTGTACCTTCAGGTCATCGTACCGCAGCATCAGCTTGTTCGGCAACAGGATTGCCCTGTCTTTCGGCACCACCGACAGCACACCGGCTCGGCCTAGTGGAGCGGGTTCGTCCCGGGACATTGCCACCAAAACAAGTTGAGCCTGCCTCCACAAAGCGGTGATCGCAAAGTTCGACTTCCGGTAGATGTCAACGATGCGGCGTGCCTCATCCAACTCAACGGACACACCAAACGTCTTTAGCTGCGCTTGAAACTTCACCGCACCCATACCGTAGCCCGCGCCGAGAATGGTGGTCTTCCCCACGAACCGCTCGGACTTGGTGATCTGATCTTCAGGTTTGTCGTAGATAGCTGATGCCATCTTCTTATAGACATCTTTCTGATCTGCGAATGCCTGCACCAAGTCTTCCTGCCCAGCCAGCCATGCCAGCACCCGTGCTTCGATCTGCGAGGAGTCAGAGTCGATGATGCTACACCCCTGCGGTGCCAGGATAGCTTGCTTGAGCTTGTTAGCGTTAGCGCCCCGGCTCGGTAGGTTCTGCAGGTTGATCTTGTCGTCCCCGCCGAATCGACCCGTGTGCGCAGCGTAGTACTTGATCGGCACCGGCAACGCGCCGCGCTCGGCGATCTCCATGAACCGTTGCGTACGTGTTTCTTCTAGTGTGGACTTCAACCCAAGCCTCGCCGCGACCAGACTCTGCACGCGCCAGTCGGGGTGATGAATCAACGCGATGAACTCCTCATCGTTCTTGGCGAACGCGTAGGTTTCTTTACCTGTGGTCGGGCTCGGCTTCATCGGCGGCGTCACACCTAGGTTCGTCAGCACCTCGGCGAACTTGGGGTTACTCATCAAGTCTTCAGAGGTCACACCACTGTCGGTCAGCAGCTTGGACTTCTGCTCCTGAATTATTTGTAGGTGCTCTGCGAGTAGGTTCTTGTCCAGCTCCAGGGTCGGCTCGATGAACATCCGCAGGGTCGTGTCGATCAGCTTGAGTTCTTTCTTGGGGAACTGCGGTATGAACTTCTGGAATATCAGATACGTAAGCTCCACGTCGGTGATGCAGTAGTCCCCGTAGCGGGCAAGCCGTTCCTGCGAGAAGTCCTCCCGCCGCATACCCACTACGTTGAGCACTTCCACCCCCTTGTAGCCTACCTTCTCCCGCGCAGCTAGGGACGCCAACGAGTTGCTGACCTCCACCCCATGCAGAGCACGCCCCATACACAGAGTATCAAGCCATAGAGCAGGCACAATACCAAACCGCCAAGCCAGAATGGCCCCATCAAACATAGCGTTGTGAGCCAACACCATAGAGTTTTTCCAGTCAAACTGGAGTAGCCAGTCCTTGAGTTGAGATTCAGTCCCACTTGCCCACTCCACTACGCCATTATTGACTTTTATCCCGACACCAATAACTTCAAACCGTTCATCACGTATGTACTCTTCGGTTGTAAGTTTTGTGAGGCTGAACTCTCGGTCGTAGTAGGTCTCAAAGTCAATTGTTATCAGGTCCATGTCAAGTCTCCGGTGTCGGTTCAGGGTGCACACCGACGGTCACAATTTTGTTTTCGTAGTCGATACCAAACCGCTCTGCGAACTCACGTAGCGTACGTACGCTGCCCAGGTTGTATGCGCCCAGGTCTTTCTTGTCGTACAGAAGATGTACTAGGCGCTTCAGCGTACGCTCGTGATGCTCCCACCAGCGTTGCTTGCGCTTCTCCTCGTCGTCCTTGTTCCAGTGCGGTGACCGGATGGTGCAATCTTGGTTGTTATACAGGTGATACACGGGCTGCCCGGCAACGTGGAACAGATCCCACCCGTAGGTGAACGCTCTGATGGTGAAGTTCTGCTCCTCCCCATAGAAGTACAGTGACGGATCTATCAACACTTGCCGGAACAACTCCGCAGGAGCAAACACTACACCTGCTGCGATGTTAGCCCCAGGTATTGTTTTCGTGTGCAGGTGCACAGTCCCAGTAAATGCCAGCGTCGGATCATGCGGCTTCAGCGGACCAGGGTGTGTGGGGTTGGCAGTGACCGTAGCCATATTGTTTCTATACAGCGTCGGCTTGTCCCCCGGGTCGTACCCGTACGGCAGCGATGAGATAAACGGTTTCTCCGTATGTACCCGCAGAGTTTTGATGTTCTGCACAAACCACTCGTCCCACTCCGGGTCGAACCGCATGTGTGAGTCGATCTGTAATACGTAGTCCTCGTCGTACAAGTACGTATACCCCACCGCCCGCGCCCAGCATGGCCCTCGGCCATACCGGTAATGCAGGTGCAGATACTCGACCTGTGAGGGGGCCAGCATAGCCAGCTTGTCGTCGGGGATCGGCTCTAGCGTCTGATCAATGACCGCGAACCTAACCCGCTCCGGATACTTGGCCTTAGCCACTGCATCTGTCAGCGTGGCCCACAACTCCTTGTCGTCCTTGTATGCGGCGACGTTCACGAATATGGTGGGTTGCTTGCGTTGGTCGTATACGTACACACCAATGCCATCTTCCACGTACTGCTGCGCCGGTACGCCAAACACCTGCAACACTTCCTCGTGCGACCAGTCATCCTTGACGTGCACCTCAAACGGGTTGTCTTCGTGCTCACCCTGAGGCCAATGCTTTACCGGTAGGCTGATGACCACCACATCGCAGTTGTCCCGTAACTTCTTGAGTACGTCCACCGCCTCGGCTGCAGTCATGTGTTCAAGCACATCACCGGCGATCCCCAGGTCATACCGTTTCGGCACCACCCAATGACGGATGTCGGCGACTACCAGCTCATCATATAACTTGTCGAGCCCAAACTTCTCTACGTATGGTTGCCAAACTTCGACGCCGGTCCACGCGCAATCATGCGCGGTACTTGCACGCATGAGGTTTACGTACGTACCTGACCCGGCCCCCACGTCGAGCACCGTTTTCGGCTTCAATGCCTTGATGACGTTTCGGATAAACGCCTTACCAGTGGGCCAACTACCGGGCATTTTGTTCCTCCAGTTCGATGAGCTTGTCGATATAGTGGCGGGCCTTGTGCAGATCCTGCACCCCACCCTTCTTGCGCCAGCGGGATAGGTACTTGACCGCGTTACCGTCGAAATATCCTAGTCCCCATGCGTGGATCACATCCCACGTTTCGTAGGCCATCTTGTAGTGGTCGCCCCCCACTTGGGTTTCGTTTGCGCTCATAACAATGCGTCCTCTACCATTCGCGTGGCGTCCGCTTTGGTTGTTCGTTTGGCTCGGTTGATGTAGACGGCTTCTTCCTTGTATGAAAAGAGGAAGGGCCAAGATGGGTTTGGGTTTCGACGGTGTTGAAGCGGTGGCCGTTCGCACACTGCCTGCGCCTCCAAGCACTGCGCGTGGATACCACCTCCGTCCAGGCATTGCATGTCGGACATTTCATTCTCCTTCTTTCTCCACAAAATCTCCATTAGGACACGGACCATGCCCGACCCACGGGCCGATCCACACTTGCCGCCCTGCGGCGGGATGCACAGGGCTGTTGTTCACATTGCGCTGGCATTGTTTGCACTGCTCAAGCAACGGGTTGGTCATGCAGCGGGCGAAGTCTTGGGGTAGGTAGTTCATGCCAACTCCTTTATCTTTGCCAGAGCCTCATCCAAGGTGAAGATGGCGTTACCTGATTTGGTGCATGTGTGAGCAGTTCACGTTTCATGTGTTCCCCCTTTTTCTGATTGCGGCGGCAAACTGTTCCGCGTAGTTCTCCGAAATGAAACCTTCCGCAATGGCCTGAGTTATCACGGCTTCTCTCTCCTTCTTCACTGCCAACTCAACCAGCGCGATCACCTCGGGCGTGATGTCCAGGCGGAAGGCTTGTTTATACGAGTCGTCAAACTCCCGTGATGTGTGGTACGTGTAGCACCAGTCGTAGATTCGTTCGTCTCCATTGAACCCTGCCTGCTTGGCGAGGGCTACGATGTCTTCGTGTTTCATTCACTGCTCCTTTCTCTGATTGCGGCGGCAATGGCGCGAGATTTATTCCCTGCGACACGTTGGTCGTCAAAGCGCTCATACTTGGGAATGAAAGACTCACACACCTTCGCACACGCCTCGCGCTCGGCAGCAGCGACAAGGGCGGCGAAGGCTTCAAGGTAATGCAAAAATTTATCCCTGTCTTTACCCATGCCGTAGAACGACAGCCCGGATGCGTCTGCCATGAGGGTAATGTCGTCGCGGGTCATACCTTCCCCTCCGCTTTGGCGATGGCGGCACGGACCAGTTGCATGGGCGGTAGATTTGCGGCTTGTGGTCCGTACATGCGGGCGAGGATTGGTTCGATTTCTTTCAACGCCTCCAGCAGTTCCGCGTTCAGGGCGTGCAGGCGGCGCAGTTCGGCACCAAGCGCATCACGGAAGACAAGCATGTCATGGCGAGTCTCATGCGAGGCATGGCGTTGGTGATCATGGAACGCTTCGGCGTACTTGTCAGCCAGCCGCAGGGCGGTAGATTGTTCACTCATAGTTCTT